CCCCGCCCCCCCCCCCCCCCCGCCCGCGGGGGGATTGGTCCCCCCGCCTGCCGCTCGGCGTCCCTTATCCAAAATACCCATTGTTTCCAATTCACGGGTCAAAAGGTCGCCGGGGGTGTACGGGTTCAACTGATTGTTCGGGTTGCGCATGATTGCGCCGTTTTCGTCCTTAAACGCTAACATTTTGCCGCCCTTTCCGTCGTCGATAAATTCGGGGTTCATGCCCTTAATTTTTGCAATCGCTTGGTCTAACAAAACCTTTGTTGCGCTTTCCGGCAACCCTGCCTTAAACTTCAATCCGGCGGTTGCTGTCTGCAATGCCGTTTCAACACGAATGCCGAACACCTCGTTTGTGTGGGTTTGTTCGGCTTGGTCGTATTTAGTTTTAAGGTCGTTGTATTGGGTCGTAACGCTTTGCAAATCTGCCTTTGCTTGCTTCAATGCCTTTGCGGTTTCCGCATCCGTCGCACCGTCGGCAATTGCCTTTTCCAAACGTGCCTTTTCTTTCGTCAGACTTTCGATTTGGGTTTGCAATGCGCTTGCGCTTTCCGCTTTGGTTTTGAACTCGGTGACCACACGTTTTGCGTAATCAAACGTCTTTTCGGTTCCGTTCTTTGCGATACCGGACGCCGCCAAAATATCGGCATCCAATCCGCCGTAAATTTCGCCCGTCTTTTTGGCGATAACGCTACTTTCGTCGTTGGCGGACAATGTTGTAATTGCCGCAATTTGTTCGTCCGTCAAACCGGACAAAGCCGCATTTGCAATTAAAATTTCTCTCGTTAACATAATTCTTTCCCTTTGAATTTTTAATTCAGCGCAATTGTTTTAATATCTGCGCTGTTAGCGTTTACAATAAGAATAGAATATATTGGAGAATCCCCGGTTGTGTCAACCAACCAACTAACAATTTTTGCATGACTGATTTTCTTTTCAACCTCTTTTGTTACCAAAATAACATCAGCAATTGTGCCGCCCTCAATACAAGCAATCAACTTTTTCTTTGTGTCGCCATCCAATGCGGCGGCGGTTGTTGTTACTTCAATAACCAAATTGTCCTGCTGTGCAATCTGTGCCATAATCGTATTTTTAATGGTTTAATACTCTGTTACTTTTTCGCTCCGGGTTTGTCCTCGGCTTCTGCCTTTGCCTTTGCATCGGCTTTGGGTTCCTTTGCAGTTGTCTCCGGGATAACGCCCGCCGCTTTCAATTCTGCCAAAATCTCGGCTTTCAATGCTGCCTTTTCCTCGGCACGGGCTTTGGCGTCCGCCTCGGCTTTCGCTTTGGCATCGGCTTTGGCTTTTTCCTCGGCGGCTTTGGCTTTCTCTGCCTTTGCCTTTTCGTCCGCCTCGGCTTTCGCTTTCATGTACTCGTTGGGGTCGTGCAATACGGTAATCGTGTAACCCTGTTTTTTCAGATTGTCGGCAATGCTATTTTCATAACCCTTTTTGCCGAACTTCTGAATACGGGGAATTGATAACCGTTTGCCCGTTTCGCTGTCGAATTTCTTAATTTCGATAACGCAATGATACAAATGTTTCTCATTGTCCGGGACAATGTAGTTTTCGGGCGTAACGTCGATAATCGCAACGTCTTTAGTTTTGCCCTCGCTTACTTTCACTAGCATAATCGTTAAATTTACTTGTTATAAAATTTATCTTAGAGTTGAACGGCATATTATACCCAAACTCTAACACGTTCAAATATTCACGTTCAAATCTGCGTACAAAGTTAGCAAAATTCAACTTTATACGCATATCGTTTTCGCTGATAATCTGTTTGTCGTACAAATCCAATACCTCGTTACGGGTCAAATGTCGGTACGGTTCCAATTCCGCCAACGTCAACATACGTTGCAATTGGGTTGGATTGTTCCGATATTCCGTTTCGATAATTTGGTTTTGCAGTGCGTCTAATTCCGCCTCGCTTGCGCCGCTTTCCTTTGCTACCTTGTAACGTTCCCGTAACTCCGTTGCGTTGGATAAATAGAACTCCGTGCCGTAATTGACTTTTGCAGAAACGAACAAACCGCCATACCTCAAACGGCAAACGGTTTCATCGACGAATTGTTGCGCCGCCTCAAATCCTTTCTTTACTCGGTTTAATACCGTGCTTTGGCTCTCAAAATTCGCCTGTATTTGTTGCTCGTTCAATGCGTCCCGTGTGGTTATTTCCTCGTTGGTTCCAACAACCGACGTAATAATGTCATTCTTTAATCGGTTTTCTTCCTCAACGTTATAATCCAAACTCCCACGGTCAACGGTTAGCATTTGCACCGGGTTACGCAAATCGGGTTGTTTATCCCCGTCCGGTATTGGTATTTCAACGAACGAACCCACGCCGTTAATACGACTATCCCCGCATTTGGGGCAACGCATCAAAAGCCCGGCAGCGTCCAATCTATAAAACCCTTGTTTGTCTTTCAAAAACCCACCGTCGCAATAATCGCCATTTTCGCCGTTACTGAAATCGCATGATTGTTCGTAACCGGAATATATCGGATATGCACCGTACAAATCTAAATGTCGCTTACTGATATGGTAAAACAAAAACCAATCCAACGCCTCCAATTGCTTGGTTAGCGGGGATTGCTTAATGTCGGGTTCCGATAAACTCAACGGTTCATTCCAAAAGAAACGGGCGGGACAATAACCGACGTCGTGCGGGTTATCAATCAGCAATTCGCCGATATTGTGGTTTTTGTCCTCTCTGAAAACTCTATAACGTTCGTCGTCAATTACTGCGATACGTTCGCCGTCCTGCCTAAATATGATATAATCCATTATCCCCGTCGTCGGGTTGGCTCTGTAATCAATCACGGATGCAATAGGCAACCAATAGAAATACGGTTGCGGGTATTTGTCGGCGGGGTTTTGTTCGCTCGGCATATCGACAATTAGAACGCTATTTATTTCGGCTTGGAAAAACTCCCATCCTTTTGTACTCCAAATTTCCGGTTCGTATAATACGTCTTGGCGGTAATACTCCCAATCGTCCCTTTGTTCCGGGTTTTGGAATTGATAATTGAACGCCGGGTTACGACCGTCAAAAATCCGGCTCAACTTATCAAAACAAACGCCCGTTACCTCGTTTGTTTTAACGGGGTAACGGAACAATGTTTTGAACATCTTAAATTTATCATGAGGCAATAGGTTAGAAACAAATGCCATAAAATCCGTAATCGGTTGGCAAATGTCAAACGACGTTATACGGGTGCGGGCGTGAAAATTAATGCGCTGTTGGTGATAAATAGCCCTATTTATCGTGTTGCGCTTTTTCGGCTCCGTTATCCGCTTTTTTATTTCGCTTATATCCAATCCCATTGTCTTTGTCAAATTTAAAGTCTGAATTTTCCGGCAATCTCCAACCGCCATTATTAGGCATTCGCAAAAGACGTTCGGCGTGCGTAATCTCGAATTGTTCGGTTACGTTCAATGTATCATTGATTAACGCAACCTTTTGTACTTTCGCCGCCATATCGTCAACCTCCAACGGCAACTTTTAAATCCGTCAACGGATTAAATTCCGGTGCAATGATTGTGAGGTTGTCGGAATAGTTAGGCAAAAACACCCATTGTATTGCGTTGCTGTCCGGGACTTCTAATCCGCCATGCGTTTTGTCGCCAATGAACAACGAACGGATAGGAATAGGATAATACGTTGTATTTACCGTTTCGTCCTGTATTGCCTCAATACTTCCGTTTTCGTCAAACAGATAGACGCCCAAATTGTCCGCCCAACTTTCGCATTGCAATTCTTTCATTGCCTTAATTACTGATTGGGGGATTTTACGCATTACCCCGGTAAACGGGTTTGGTTCACGCCCTATAATTTCTTCAACGCCTCCCAATGTTTCGTTACCACCTCCAAAGGTTCGGGCGGCTCCGGCTTCGTTGGTCGGGGCTTGGATATACGGGGAAACAACAATTTTGGTACTATCCGCCGCCGTCAATAACGGCGTCCATGAAGCCAACGAAGTAATTGCCTTTTCCGTGGTAAAACTGTTTTTGCTTCCGTCGTCCTTTGTAAGACGCTGAAATGCTACCTTTTGAATTTGCCCGAAACTTTCGGCACATTTAACGGCGGGAATATTGGGCAATGCAGCCGCCGCCGGACATTTACAAGTAATCATACTTTCAAATTTTAACGTTAAAACTATTATTTACTATCTCCGGGCTGTCCCTTTGCCCTTTGTTTTCGCCTACAAAGTTATAAACTTTTTCGGCTACAATGTTGCATATCTCAAAAATAATGCTAATTGCGTCGTTTTACACCTCGGTTTGCGTGTGCGTATGGTTGTATATTACCGTCGGCAATCTCTTTTTCGTAAATCCCGGTTAATCCGTCCTCCGGGTCGTCGTGCGTGTTTGCATCGAAATTACGCAAAAAGGTTGTAACATGGTCGTAAACGGCTTTGTACCGGGTTTCCCATCCGAACGGCATAATGATATGTTGGTTTACCATTGCGGAATTAGTGATTATCCGGCTTTCCTTGTTACCCCCTTGATAAAACGGGTCGGTAATTGCCCGGACTTTCTTTTTAATAACCTTTTCAAAGCCCGCACCCCCGTTGTTGCTCTCAACCCATGCTTTTTGCGTGCCGTTGCGGTTTATCATCGCCGGAACGGTTACGGTTGTTACGTCCGTGTTTTCGTCCGTCATTTCCATATCCGTAATTAAAGCAAATAACAACGGTTCCATCCGCTTTGTTTTCTCGTTGAATACCATGTTGTCGGATTTATATACGTCATACGTTGCACCAAACAAAAGGTCGTCGCCCTCATCGGCAACGTCAATGTATGCGCCGGAACGTATGTACGTGCCGTAATCGGATTTTTCAACCCATGTTTTGAACGGTTGATATAATCGACCCTCGGCGGAACCGGGGTTGCCTTGATAGAGGCATTGAAATTGTACCGGGTCTAATGCTTTTTGCGCTTCCAACTTTTGCTTACTGTGTCGGCTTTCCCATAATGCCGCCCCCGGTTCCCGTGGGTCTATCTCGGTCGGTTCCCCGGTTTTCAATCCCTCAAAATTTATGCGCACCCACGCCCCCGGCGTTACGTTCTCTAAATCCGCCCAACACTTAACATCAATAATCGTTTCGCCGCTCTTTTCAATGCGCCCTATCAAATCGTCGTCGTGCCAACGGGTAAATACAATCAATTCTTGACTATCGTTGTGTAAACGGGTGCGCACAACGGTCGTGTACCATTTCCACGCCGCCGCCCGTACTATCGGGCTGTTACCCTCGGCGTAATCCTTATACACGTCGTCCAATATCGAAACGTCCACGGTTTTAGACGTCAGCGAACCGCTACGACCGACGACACGCAACGACCCCTTACGCCCGACCATTTCGATAACATCGGAATTGCGCAAATAGGTATTAGCCATTGTTACGACGTTCGACCCATTTAAGCACGTGCCGGGGAATAATTCACGATACCGGGGCATGTCGATTATTCGTTGAACGTCCCGGTTAAAATCCCGTGCGATTGTCGCCGCATACGAACCGATACATATTTTGCGGTCGGGGTCTAACCCCAATATAAATGCGGGTAATTTACGGCTCGACCCCTCCGATTTGCCATGTTGGGGCGGTTGTTGTACAATCATCTTTCGTATTTTGCCGTGTGCGAACATATCCAACAGGGTATAATATACGACGTGGAACGGCTCTAATACTAAATCCGGCTGCATATATCGGGCAAAGTTGATAAGACGTTTACGGGCTGCGCATTTTACTATTTCGCCCAGATTATCTTTAATTGCGGCGTACATTTTCAACAATTGCTCATTATTCATTGCTTTTATCCTTTCTCTTTACAAAATGTTGGCACGCTCTACGACCACGCACAATAAAATATTGCTCATGGGGACACGTTAAACAAATGGGTTTTCCGGCATGGTCAAAATGTTGGTGCAAATGCGTTACCCATTTGGATAACTCGCAATTGTCGCATATCTCCTTTTTATACTCCGGTTCCTTTGCTGCTGCTGTTGTTTTCTTACGTGTTGCCATCTGTCACCCCCTTTTCTTTTTGTATTCTTTCATACTCTCCCGCCTGCAATTTATCGGCAATCCCAAACAATATATCTTCCGGCAAATCCTCAAAACAATATTCGTGCGAACTGTCGCCCGACGCTTTCAATTCTTGCGTTTCAACTTTTTGTTTATTTACCCACTTTTCCGGGGCAACATTGGTTAACGCAAATATCAAAGCCCCGGTATCCGGCTGAATGTGCTTAACCTTTGATTTTTGGCTTTTAATTTTCGTATTTCCGTTTGCATCGCTTACGTACTCCGTTTCTGTTTCTGTTACCTCATACCCCATTGCACGTTTCCACAATGTAGCCTCCAACTTTCCGGTTATCGTCGCTTGAAACTCTTCCTTTGCCTTTTTAATACGTTCCGAAAATTCCGGCTTTGCCTTTATCCAATCGTGAAATGTACTATCTCCAATGCCGACTTTTTTACACGCTAATTTTTGGCTATCCCCGTCCCGGATAAAACCGCAAATTGCCTCTACCGTCTGTTTATTATACTTTGCCATATCATCCTATTTTTACGGCTTTACGCCCGGTTAATGTTTCCCTACGGTTAATAATCACGTCGCAATAATGTTCCGTTAATTCCATCATGTAACATTTACGGCTTAGCTGCTCGCACGCAATTAGCGTTGATCCACTACCCCCAAACAAATCTAAAACACTTTCACTTCCCGGGTTGTGTTTCAATGCCGTTGCAATAAGTTGTATAGGTTTCATTGTGGGGTGCAGATCACTTTTTTTAGGCCGTTTTATATCCCTCACATTTGTAATGGTTCTATCATCTGTAAAATCAACTCCGCTCTCAACCCATCCAAACCAAATTGGTTCATATTTGTTTTGGTATTTACCTCTTCCCAATGTGAATTGGTCTTTGTTCCATATAATAGTCGTTGAATTATGCATCAATTTATCTGCCTCAACAAACATTAAACGACCATCTTCACCTTGTCCGGCACACATGTAAACGCAACCCTTACAAACCATTTTTATATTACTTATAAATTTATTACAGAACTCAATAAATGATGATTTATCCATATTATCGTTTTCAATTTCCCTCACTTTAAATTTTGGATGTTTTATATTTCCATAATTAATATTATATGGGGGGTCTGTAAACGTCATGTCCGCTTTTTGTCCATTCATAAGCCTTAATACATCATCCTCATTTGTGCTGTCGCCGCACATAAGACGGTGTTCTCCCAATTGCCATATTTCGCCGGGTTTCACTCTTGGTTTGAGTTTTTCCGGTTCCGTGTAATTATCTTCCTCGGCTTTCTTTCCGGGTGCTTCGTTAAACCATCCTTTCGGGGTTTCAATGTTCCATGCTCTAATTTCGTCTTTACTCCAATCCTTTGCAAGTTTTTCCCAATCGGTTTGTCCGGTGCTTTCATTATCCAACAACGCCATACGGCGTAATTTCTCAACCGGGGTATCTTTCGGCAAAGCAATTATTGGTACCTCCTTACGTTTCAACGCCCTTTGCGCCTCTAAACGTCTGTTTCCACCAATAACGACAAAGCGACCGTTATACGGAAAACATAACGCTGCACGTGCAATCGTCATTTCCGGCAATTCCTCAATACTCTTTTCTAAATTGCGCTGCTTTGCGTCCTCCCTCGTTCTTGGGTTCTCCGGAACGCCGGGTATTTGTCCGTTGTTATACTCCAACAATTCAATCGGTACAAACTGAATTTGTATTTCATTGTTATTTTCCATAAATTTCCTTTCTACGGGGTTTTTATTCCCCGTTTTATACTTTTATTGTCTTTCTGTTTATATTCGTTCTACGGGGCTAATTTTAGCCCATTCACGCAATACGTCATTATACGGCAAAACCCCGGCTTTGTTTCCGGGGCTATTGCTCTATCGTCCTATTCCATTTTCATACTTTCCGTTTGAGCAATGAAAATGCGATTCAACTCCTAATGTGATTTTATACGTATGCCCGTCTTTGGTTTCTTTCAACGCTAAACATACCGGGCGGGGTTTCCCGTTTATCGGATATTCCGGGTTAAAATAACGACACGTCCCGCATATCTTTTGGGGTGTCCGATTATCCGGGGCGCATCCGGTCGGCATATTGGGAATTTCCGACGAACATTTATTTTTCATTGCGTCGCCCTCCTTTCCGTTTATTCTTTGCCCGGCATTTGTTCCGGGGGTTCTTTTTCAAATCGACCCGTTGGATTTGTATTTCGGAACCGGGGAACATATCAGCAAAGAACGCCGCCATTGCTTCCACTTCTTTTGGGACGTCGTGCGCCTCCGGTTTCTTGTACTCCCTTTTACGTTCCGGTTGCTTTTCCATTTGGACGGCGTGGCAAACGTCGATAAGCGGGCAACCCTTACAAGTATTTACGGGCTTTGCTTTCTTTTCGCTTTCGCAAATCGCTTTATATTTCCGGTCGTTCGCCGTTCTAAATCCGTGGTAATCGTCCCGGTGTGCGCTTGCACGTGTAAACATTTCCATTGCTTCAACCGCAATGCGGGCTAAAATAAAATCCGGGGTATCATTAAACGCCTTTTCCATTGAATTACGGTTTACCACCTCGGCAATCTCATTAATAAATTGTTCTTTGTTAATCATCGCTCTTTAATTTTTAGGTTTATATTCTTGGCAACGACACGTTCCGCATGATTGTTCAGATTTGAACGCCTCGCAATATCCGTTACCGTTTACGTCCTCATTCGTGAAATTGGCACAATCGCCGCATCCTTTGTTTGTGGGTTCCTTTTGGGTATTTTCGACGGGATTGTTTTTAGGTTTAAATTCTCGTTTAAAATCCCGTTCCGGGCGGGCGGTAAATCGTCCGTTCAATTCCCGGATAATGTACCAACTTTCCGGCACGTCAACGAATATGCCGTTGCCATCGGGAAAAGAAAACATTGCTTTGCCGTCCGGGGTGCGGGGCGTCGTAACCGTTCCGCCTCCGGTAAATCTCAAAACGTCGTTCACGTTGTCCCGGCGAAATTGGATTGCGTCAACCTCTAACAAGGTGCGACAATACCGGGTTCCCGCCGTGGCGTCCGGGTCAACTAAACGGGTGCGCATTTCCTCCGGGTATTCCTCCGGGTCGTACTTCATATAAACCGACTGCATACCATCGTCATAAAAGAACTCAATAAGACGGTCGCCCAATCGTCCCCGGATTGCCTGTTTTAACGCCTCAATCCTTTGTCCCTCGGCTTTATCGTTTCCCTCGCTTCCATTTTGCGCCCAACTCAAACGTATTGAAGTATCGGACGCCGTAACCTCAATTTCTTGTTTTGTTATGTCCTCAATCATTGCGCACATATCGCAATCAAAGGGGCTTAATACTTGCTTATTCATTACTATTTTTTTTAATTGTTCTTACTGCGTTACTCTTTGGATATGCCAACCGCCAAAAAATTGTTTTCCGGTCGGTACGGCTGTATTTATCACATTTCAGATTTGCCCCGGTACAAATATCTTTCCCAATCTTACAACGAACACAACGTTGGCAAAATAATGTTTTGAAACTATCTGCCAACCGTTGTGCGGCAGGTGTCCATAGTGTAGCAATTAAAACCGTACCGTTGACAATTGCCCGTTCGCCGGGCTTATACTCCCTTTCCCGGTCGAACGGTTCGGGTTGCTTTACTCTCATTCTTTGCCCGCTTCGTTTACATATTCAAACAATGCGTCCAAATCTTCCTTTGCGCCTTTTACGCAAATTCGTACCCTATCGCCGCCCGCTAATGCGGTTTCGACAATCTCGCAATTATACCGGGGGGCGTTTATCTGTATCATTGCCGCCGTGGTATTCGTTACAAACTCGTTTCTTTCTTCCATGCTCTCGGATTTTTGAAGTAAATAAAATGTTTCCGTTGGTTCGTTCTCGCTTTGACACGCCCCCAACAAAAGCGTTGCCAAAGATAACAATAAAATCTTTGCTTTCATCGTTTTACCTTTCTTTTAATCCATATAAACCGTATGCCAATGCCGACAAACAATATTTTCGCCTCAATGTCAACGTAACGGTCGTAACCGTTGACCGCATCCACAGACACGCCGGGAATAATAAACCAACTCTTATATTTCCAATATTCCCGGACGTAAACAGATACGCCAACCCGTCCGATATGGAACCCAATTTGCGCCGTATGTACGTCGCCATTGTTGCGGATAATTCCAACTTGTTTTTTACTCATTTCCTTTTCTGTTTAATAATTCGTAACTCTGTTTATCAACTACCAACGCCCGTGGGTATTCGGTTATTACGCCTTTGGTATATACGAGATTATAGATACCCAATTGTCCCTTAATTGGAAACTCAACTACCCGGCGGGGGTTCCGCATCAGCCAACCGAACCCCTTTGTAATGGATTTACGTTTTTCGGGCGGTATGCGGGTATTTTCCCAATCTTCGGGGGTGAAATCGGCGACGGGCTTAACGTCGTACAACTCAACCAATCCCAACGTTACCCCGTTTTCATATCCCGGAATTACGGGATTAGCGGACGAACAAACCATTAAATCGCCCCGGTACGGCGTGGTT